AGTTTGTATGTGTGCTTTGTGATCCTGATAAATAAACGCCTTAACAGGCTCGCCGTTAATGATATTCATGTTTTCTGACACAGGATCTTCAGGGAACATGTCTTTTTCAGTAGGAACAATCTTTTCTGCATCACGAATGTTGAGTATTTCTAGCATTTGTCTATGCAAAAGAGGCATGTCGTACATTTCTGGGGCTTGCGCTGCCAATTGAAGAGCTGCTTGGTACTGCATTATGCGCTGAGCCATAGTTCCAGCGTTAGGATCGCTAACAGGAATGATATCTACACGATTATCAAAGTCTTCTTTGGTAATTTTTTCCATATCAGACTCGTAAGGGTAGTCTGTTGGGCCAAAATCCCTTACTAAGTTAGATAAAAGTCTTAACTCAACCCGCATTGATGCGTGTAAACGCGCCTGAACCGCGCTCATCACCTTCATAGAGCGTTCTAGTATCGCCAAAGTCGTGCCAACAGGTGCTTCAGCGTTCATATCCGCTGCTTTTACGTCAGCAGCAGAGGCAAATCTACGCCCCTCTTCAACAATATCGCCCATTAATTGATATAAAACAGAGCTTGGCTCTTTGTAAGGCAGAAAACTTATGTTGTCTTTTATTGCACCGCTAGGAACATCAACATCACGGAACTCTCCGGGCATAATTGGAGTGTCATCACCCTTAATTCTAAGTCCTCTGGACTTTAAACCGCCCGGTAAATTAGATAATGTGCCTGCATCAACCAGTTGTCTGAGTAAAGAGGTGGCTGACTTAGCCAATCCGCCTATCATGTGGATCAAACCAAAGCCATAAAAGCCTAATCCCGGCATATACTGGTAGTGAACGAAGTGTTCTCGCTTTAATTTTTTAGGATCATCCTTGTACCAGTTCTTTCTGATCGACAAAACAATCCTAGACGACTGATCAACAGTAACAACATAAGGCAAAGCTACTCCAGTAGGCTCGCCATTTTCAGTTTCTTCAAATCCAGGAAGATCTAAATAAACCTGAAACTCAAGAAGAGTATGTCTTGAGTCATATTCATAGTTAGATGAGTCGCCAGTTAACTCGTTGTACTTTCTTTCAATCTCATCAACATCAGGGATCGGAGAAGAAATTTCTACATCTGAATAAAAACCAGCCACCTGAAGCTTTCTAATCTCGTTCTGGCTCTTTTTAAGTATATGTGTTGCTCTTTCACAGGTAGCTAGATCAGACGCGCCATAGCTCACTACAAAGTCTTCAGCAGGCACAAACATACTGCAAGGTCTTCCTAGTGTTTGGTCATAATAAACTTTGCGAAACGCACTTCCCGCTAAAGGAAGAGAAAACAGCATCTTTTCAGTTTCAGTTCTGTACTCAGTCATTTGTTCCGTGACTAAGTAATTTAAATAGTCTTGAACTCTGTGGGCTTGCTTTTCTTTTTCATCATCAATTTTTCCAACAATTGATGTTTTGACAGGGCCGCTTGCTGGAAACAATTCTTGTATTGCTTGAGATTGAAAGCGTATAACAGACTCGGTTAACAGCGGGTGAAATACACCACAGGCTCCGTCCCAAGGAGTTGTCCTGTCTTCGTGCTTAAGACCAAGAAGATCTAATCCCTGTATATAAGCTCGCTCCCAATCATGTCGGCTTTCTTTATCTGCTTTGAATGATCCAACTAAATCACGAGATATTTCGCTAAGAACCTCATCAGGAATAAAGTTTGCTAAGTTTGAATCGTGGTCTGCTACTGTATCCGAATCATCTGGATCAAAGTCAATAATCACCCCGCCATCAGGAGTTTCGACAGAAACCGACTCTGGGTTTACAATCTCTATCTCCAAGTCAGACTCATCTACTTGCTCATAAATAGGGCTGTCTGGGGTTTGTAGGGGGCGATCTATAGCCATTTATCCATCTTTCCTAAACACTTGAGGTCTTGCTGCGCCGCTGCCTCTTGCGATAGTTCCGCCAGCAGCCATTCCTTTTGGCCTCATTTTTCCACCAGCAGCAGAACCTTTAGTAGTCATAGTCTTGCCACCTCTAAAATAACCTTTGGTTTTAGGGACTGCCCCACCATTAGCCATTTTACCTTTTCCGTCAGCAGCAAAAAAAGGAACTTGCTTTCCACCTTTTTCAACCATAGGAAGCTTTCCGCCTTTAGACATGCCTTTTGTCATGCCGCCTCTCATGTAACCTTTAGTCTTCTTCATTTAAATCCTCTGCGTACAAATTATCAAAAACCTTGTTTACGTCCAGCGTGTAGTCTAGGTCTGACTTGCTGTAGTGAATATGTTGAGATGGCCTAAAGTCTGGCGCACCCTCTCCTGTTTCAAACCATGCGGGGTGAGTCACCCTAACACGATTATTAGGAAGTGCCACGATATTCCCCGTCCATTTGCCAGCATCCAACAGTTCCATGACATGAGATTGTTTGTGCTGCGCTGGGTCATCCGCTATCTCTGAGTCTGTATAATCTACCGTGAAGTAGTATTTAGCGGGATAAAGCTTGTTGTCGATCTTGGCAAGCCAAGGACACGGGGTTGCCCTGTCCAAGACATAGACACTGTGCGTCCTTGACGAACAATCCCAAGGTTGTGCTGCCCACACCTCCATAGGTTCAGGCCATTCCTCAAATGGGGTATCTGCCACTAAAGCTGTAATAGGCATTCTAGCCCACATCGCGCCACCATGAACATTCGGTTCGTCGGTGTCGTAGGTCTCTGCTCCAGTGAATATCAACTGAAAGCTTAAGCATCTAGTTGGCATTGAAGTCACTGCAATTGCCATCGCATGAATAAATTCACCATGATATTTCTGGTGATTATGCGTATATTCCTTTCTAACCCAGCATTTAAAATGCGGGATATTACTTTGCAGGAAAGCCATTAAATCCCCTATCTTGGCTTAGCGGTTCCATCCATTCTAATTCTGCCACCTTTTTTCATTAGACGTTTATTATCTATTTTTGTTTTAGGAGGTCTTTCTACGTCAGTGTAAGCTGGCTTTTCTTTTTCAACCTTGGCTGTGCCTCGCCTGCTTTGCTTTGTTCTGCCAGCAGCCTTTCTTTCAGACGCTGTTAATGATTCAGCGTCCAATGATTTAGACGAATCATTTCTTTCACGATCCAGCTTTGTGCCTTTTAAACCGCTTGTAGGCTTCCGTTTATTTGCTTCTTTTTCTTCTCTAAGCTTCATCAGCCTAAAATAAGCAGGCTTTTTCTTATCACCCATCAAAAACTCCTTGCATTTTATCTAGCATTTTTTCGTAAAAAGATTTTTCTTTTGGCTCAACTGCTTGGATAATTGGTTTCATTCCATATTTCTTTTGCTTTTCCGGCGTTAACCATTCAGCAAAAAGTTTTTGAACCCTAGCGACATCCTCAATAGTTTTGGCATCAGATTTGGCTAATCGCTCAACTTCTTCTTCAGACTCATGCAGAAGCGGCATTGCGCCAAGATATTTCCTTCTTGCTGGGTTTAACCAATAATGCTCATTGCTTCTTATTACATCGTAATCGCGTCTTTTTTCTCCAGTACCGCCAGCATCAAAGGCTCTTTGTTCAAGATAGCCTTTAAAGTCTTTCATAAAAGGCATGTTGTATGCCCTGTGCGTAGGCTCATGAAACAGCTTTGTTTCAGGAACTGATTTTCTTACCTCAGCTTCATGCGCCTTGCTCATAAATTCAGTAGGGTTTGAGTAAGTTATTTCGTCTGGCTGAGTCGGCTTTCCCCTGTAATAGTCACTAAACAGCATCATGTCAGAATAAGTTTGATCGCCAAACTCAGATTGTATTGTAGGAATAGGCGAATCAGGAAGTCTATAAGTTCCAGCTACCGTAGTGTAAAACTGGCTTTCTCCCCTTTTTGGCATTCCCACTGCCCTGATTTTTGCTGGCCCCATTTCCCGATCACCAGAAAGAGCTGCTTGTGCAAACAAGCCTAACTTACCAGTTGTTCTCAGTTCTGGAGGCAGCCTATTCTGCTCTTCCATTCTGGTTTCTATAGTATAAAACTGCTCAGAGGCAAGCCTTTGGGCTTCTCTTTCCTCTCTGGTTAATGGCAGTTCTTTTCTTATATCAGGCATAATTAGTAATAGTTTGCTTTCTTTCCATAAAAAGGCTCATCCTCTTCATCGGTGTTAAGTCTTAAAAAGCCGCCCTGACGGAACCTAAGCAGTGCTTGTGTTGACGAATCAACCAAGTCATCGTGATCGCCAGAGGGGAAGCTGGCAAACTCCTCGATAACCTCTTCGGCAAATCTGGTTTCAGGAGACCACACAATTCCACTAGCAAAGAGATCCGCCACGGCGTTAACACGGGCTATCTTGTCGTTTCCTCTTGAAGGGGTGTATTCAGAAACTGGTATTCCCATAGCCCGAAGCTCGAAAATCAATGGTGTTCCTGCCGCTTTTGCTTCCACTATAAAAGCATCAGGTTCCCAATGATTATAAAAATCATGTGCGGTTTTTTTCAGTTCTGGAAATTCAAGGCGTTCTTTGTAAGCATCCAGAAGTATTATGTTTGGTTGTTGGAGTCCCTCGTCATCAGACCTGTAAAATACACCCCATGTAGTGCAGGCAGA